ATTTAATTTATAATCTGATTTCTGTGCGTCCCACCAAAATTCTGATTGGCCACAATTTGTATGGCATGCAATTAATCCACCTTCTCTGATACTAGATTTTTTCCATGTCTCCTCAATTAAATTGAACCACTCTAAACATTTTTCTAAAGGATATATTAACGCATTATTCTCATTAGATTCAAGAATTTTTTTAATTTGAACATTTGATTCATAATGTTCTGGATCTAATGTTTTAGGCTGATGTCCTATAAAACAACAAGGATAAACTTCTCCTAAACTGTTTATGTAAAGATCTTTAGTTTTTTTTGCATAACAAGTTATGTTTCTTGGTGTTTGATCTTCTATTGTTCTTTTATATGCACTTGGGCTTCTTTCTTTAAACGCCTTTAAATATATTTCTGCGGATAGTGGTTTTTGGTGTATAATTTCAGAGTTAGGTTCAATATAATGACTAAAGTCTCCATGCTGATCAAATGCTATTCTTGATCCTCTGTTAATAGATGAATCTAATAACCAAAATTTTTCAAATCCTAAGTCCGCAGCAAGTTGTCGGCATTCATCAATTTGATGACGGTTATGTTGGAATTCTATCATTTTCCAGACTGCATGCCCGCCTGCTTGAATAAAAGTTTGAGCATTTTTAATTACAGTCGACCATACGGTATTTTGTCTATAAAGATGATGAGTATCTGCTAAACCATCTAAAGCAAAATTACATTGAATCTTTAATTTACCAAGTCCTTCCCACAGTGCTGTGCTACCAGCTCCGCCATTGGTCATTACTTCAATTTTTAATCTTGGATTTAAGCCTAATAGCCATGCTGTTATTTCAACTATGTCTGGATTCATTAGCATGTCTCCAAAATTACCATTATAAAATACAATTTTTAATTGTTTAACAAACCATTCTGGTAAAATTATTTTTAAATCACTTAAAGAAAGATTTCTTTCTTGGTATCCTGTATTATAATTATAACCGTTAAAATTTCTTATACATGAAACACATCTAGCATTACAAAAACTACTTGGTTCAAGTTGTATTTTTTCTATTTCTTCAAGCTTGTACATCTCTTGGCCTTTTTTACGGTAATCCTCTATTGCACTTTTGATGGCGTCTTCTGCTAAAATTAAATTTTATCATTTTATTCCTTAAACCACCACAACAGTATTTACATGATTAGTAAGTTTCATTGCAAACATTTTTTTAATAAATTCATTTTTTGAATTACTAAGATTAGTAGAAATTAATTTAATAAAAGTAGGAGTAATAGCCCAGGTTTGTGCAACACTAAAAGCATGACATGCTGATATCTCTTTGGGTTTTCCATCTATTCCAATTGTATAAAAAAACTTGTCGTGCATAACCCAATTGTTTAACAAGTTTTCCTGAATATTTTTATAAGCAGATGTGTTAATTATATTATCAACTGTATTTTCAATATCAAATTCTATAGATGTGGTATTTCTATAATATAAAATTGTTACATATAGATGGGATAATGTTGTCATTTTAACAAAATCTTCTCTAGTAAAACTAAAACATGATTCTGCAAATACTCCTTTAAAATAACTGCCAGCTAGAAGTCTTTCACTATTACTATATTTAAATTTAAATTTTTCATGATATTCTTGATCTTGGGCTGCTGGACTTGCTGGCAATAATTCATTAATAAAAATCATAAATTGTAACTTGTGTCCAGCAATTTCCTTTAATGTTGCCCGCCATGATTCCAGAGTCTGACCGGGGAGACCTTGAATTAATTGCACCTTAGAATACACGTCTGGATATGCTTGATTTAATTCATTGATCATTTGTAAATGAACTGGCCATCCGACATCAGGTCGATCAATATTTTCAAGTACCTCGGGACAAATATCTTGCACCGAAATAGTAATTCCACCAGTTTGTTCTTTTAGTAGTAGATCAGCCTGAGCCATAATATGAAGGATTTTTAAAACTTTATCTTTTTTTAATTTACTAAAGTTACTATCCATTTTAAATCCGGCATTCTCTTCAATATTCTTTTTAGCCAGGTAAGAAATTACATCAACATCTTCATCATATTGCCCAAAATTAGCATCAGCTCCGTAAAGATTCTTAATCTTTAATTTAACAAATAAATCAATTTCTTCTTTGTAACTAGATTTGCGTCTAGTGGTCTTGTTTGATAGTCCACTATTCCAATCACAAAAAGTGCATGAGTAAGGACAGCCTCGAGTTAACTCGTACGGTATGACTACAGGAAGTTCTAAAGTTTGTACATCATTAACCATTTTAGTAAATAATTCTACATTATTCGTAAAAGGACTAATTGGTAGTTGTGGCACATATTTATAATCCGCAATTATAGTTTTTCCCTTATCTTTATCATACCAAGCGATATTTGAAGTGTTAAATGCAATAAGTTTTTTCTTGAGAATAATACTTTCTACTAGATCAGCAAATGCAACTTCGCCGGCTCCGTATTGAGCATAATCAATAAAAGGATATTTTTGAAAGAACTCTGAATTTATATTAACATCAATACTTGGGCCACCAGCAACAAATAATACATGTTCGGGAATTCTAGTACGAATCCTACTCAATTGATCTAATAGAAATGCATGATTCCAAATATAATGGCTAGTACAGATTAAATCTGGTTTGTGTTGATTATAAAGATCTACAAATTCATCATCGGTCAATCTAAATTGCTGAGGCAACAACCACTCAACTTGATTTGCAATATTTGGTTTGTTTGTGTCTAGATAAGTTTTTAGATATAAAGCCGCTATACCTAAATAAAAATCGTTGGTATCACTATAGGCATCCCCTGCGTGATAAAATAAAACTTTAAGCATTCTGGTGCTTGGCTTTGTAGTCGGCTAAAGCGGCTTTGATAGCATCTTCTGCTAAAATACTACAGTGTATCTTAACAGGAGGGAGCGCAAGCTCTTCCGCAATCTGGGTATTCTTAATCTCACCTGCCTCCTCAAGAGTTTTTCCCTTAATCCATTCTGAAACAAGCGACGAGCTTGCAATCGCCGAGCCGCAGCCATATGTTTTAAATTTCGCATCAGTAATGACATTGTCTTCTACTTTGATTTGAAGTTGTAGTACGTCGCCGCAAGCCGGTGCACCAACTAATCCTGTACCAACACTAGGATCTGTTTTATCCATTTTACCAACGTTGCGAGGGTTCTCGTAATGATCTAAGACTTGACCTGAGTAAGCCATAACAGTACTCCTAAAGGATTATTATAATTTATTTAACCGCGTTTTGCAAGAGCTGATTTAGCCATTGCGTCTACTGTTTTTTCTGGAGCAGTTCTAGGAGCATTTTCATCTCCAACAGCTGCCATTTCTGAATCATCAGCAAATGGTTGGAGATACACATACTTGACTCCAGTAGAATCATCTTTAATGTCTTTGACCAATGCTTTGATATTTTCGTTGTCGCTGTATGCGTCAAGAAGATTTTCTAATGTGAACTGTTGTTCACCGGTTTTTTGTACTAGGTTAATTAAACTATCAGCACGTACACGAGGTTGTACATGGGTGTCATGGGCGCGATTACGTAAAAACTCTAACGTGGTGATTAAATTCGCATCACCACGTCCATCAGCTTCATCTTCTAGCATATCGTCAATATGATCTTCGACGATGATATCACGTATCCGCATTAACGTTTCTCTCTACCCAATGCTTCTACACCACCGGCAGCTGCATCTGTTGCAGAGAATTCGTCAGAGTCAAGATCGTTACCCATATCAGCAGCTAGACCCATATCACCACCACCCATACCGCCTGGAGCTGGCATGCCACCTCTCGCACCACCCATGGCCATTGGCTGAGCAACTTGTTCTCCGGCTAATGCACGGGCTGCTTGGTCTGCACTTTCACGGGCTGAACCTAATTGTTCAACCATGTTAGCTAGTAATGATCCAACACTGGCTTTAAATGCATCGGCTTGTTCCATGCCAATTTGGTCACGGATAGTGTCTAGTAGTGCAGGCATCTGCTCGTTTTGCATTTTGCTTACATCTTCTAGCATGTCCTGAATACTGTCAACCATGTCCTTGGCAGCAAGGATAGCTTGGCTCTTGCCCATTTCGCTTTCCATAATAAGCTGTTGCTTATTCTCTACCATCCAGCGATGTAAGCCTTCACGTACCATCAAGAGTTCCATGTATTTTGGATTCTTTTCTGCCACGTGTGCGCCATGACTGCCTTTAATCTGATTCAGACTTTCTGTTAATCCGCGGGCCAATTTATAGGCTTTTGAAAAGTCTAAGTTGGTATAATCAATCTTGATCCCAAAGCGGCTTTCCATTACTTTATTAATTTTTTTAGCGGAAGGCTTTACGCCCATTTCTGTTAATCTCATAGTGGTTGTTTCCCAAAGTTTAAGTATTTAGCCGAATTTAAAGTTTTTTTCAAAATATTTAAAAGATGTCGGCGCTGTATTTTAGCATCTATACATCTATTTAACACCGCTGCAGATTTAACTAAATCTTGGGTTTTTGATAGCGTATATTCATAGTACATGATATCTGAGTCTAATCTGCCTAGCTTAGTATCTAAGTCTAATAGAGTTTGAGCTGCTTCGTATTTTTGCCGTATCTCACTGATACAATAAATGATAGAACTTGATTTTGATGTAAAATTGTGTACGTGTCGCCCATCTAATTTTGTTACGTTCCAACAAGCGGCGTGTATTCCATTAATATTAAAGGGCCCAACAAAAAACCCGTGATCCCCAACAGGGATAACCACGGGCTGCGTTCTAAATTGTTTGAGTTCTTGTTCTGTCCAGTTTTTTATGTATTTGGTGCCAAAGTCAGCGAATGCATTTTGAGCTAGCTCAAGTTCAGATTTTCTTTTTGTAGTAGATTTTGCCTTCTTCATTTCTTCTCAGCAGTACGTCTTTATTAACTAGGTGGTTTGCAACTACCGTTTGTCTATGATCAAAT